GACTTAAAAAGAAAAAGGCATAAGGGTCGTAGAAAAGTTGGGTCAACAAAGAGACGCAACCGAAGACGCATAAGGCTTGGATTGAAAGTAAGAAAGCAGAAAAAGAAATGAGTTTAACTGACATGATAATCATAACCATAGTGGGTATGATAATTATTTATTATTATTATAACAGAAGGAGATGACATGATGGAAAAGAAAATAAAAGATTATTTTTATTATTTGTGTGAACATTACGGTGGCAAGATACGTAATTGGGGTTGGCATAAAAGATGGAATCGCAGAAAATACCAACCACACAAGCATTATTTAAGGGGAGATAGGGAATGAAATACGACATAACAACTTCGCATATGCATACGCAACATTGGATTGTCGAGGCTGACAACAAAGACAAAGCCGAGAAAATTTTAAAGAACGCTGACCTTACGTGGCATAAGCACAAGAGAATATACATCATGAATAATCCAAGTGATGCAATAAAATCTGGATTAATAACAAGTCCTGATGTTGTCGTCCGGGCTACCAATTTAGTTCCTGGACAAACAGAACCTAGCTTCACTAAGTTGGGGTCTGCAACAATAGATGGACTTGATGGAGAGGAGTAAGCATGACTAAAGAAAAAGAAGAAGTGCAAGAATTGGAAATTCCCATAGAGTTATTGGAAAAAGATCCGATAGAACTAGCCGAGAATGATAACGACATAAATGAAATCGTTAAGTATTTAAGGGCGACCCGGGAAAACATTCGGGCAACGGAGAGTGCAGGTAAACGCATCACCTCCAAGTCAGCTAGAACAAAACCAAAACAATACAAGGAAGACCCACTATCCATACTTGTAAAGGAGGCGTAATGGAAACTTTAGATAGATTAAAAAAGTTTGATGTCATAGAAGGGAAACCTATTCAAAAGATATGGGATACGTCTAGTCTATCCATGTTCCTATCGTGCCCCCGTCTATACAAGTACACCAACCTAGAGGGGTATCGATCCAAGATGTATGCCCCCGCAATGGGCTTTGGGTCAGCAGTTCACTTGGGTTTTGAAGTATTGGATATGGAGAAATTCAAGGGGGCAACTAAGGATCAAGCTGTGGTCGCTTCAATCAAGGCTGTGCTCCTGGAATATGGAGAGTCCTTATCCCAAGCGGAAGACAAGGCGAGGGCAATGCCAGCCGTCCTTCGTGCTATAGTATGGAGAGCCGAAGAATATTGGGAAGACCTATTTGAAATAGCAACCATGCCTAATGGAGATCCTTGTCTTGAGCAGAGGTTTGAAGTTCCGTTTGGAAATGGCTATAGATTTTCTGGTCGCATAGATAAGATAGTTCAGTTAGATGACAAACTTTATTTGTGTGATGTAAAGACAACAAAGAGTACACTCAACTCCAATTACTTCAGTAACTTCATGCCTAACAACCAGGTATTCGCGTATCTCTGGGCCGCACGGGAAGTTCTTGGCTTGGATATAGTGGGATTTATTGTGGACGCAGTGCAAACGGGAGTTCACTTCACAAGATTTAATCGCAGTGTATATAATGTACCAACAGAATTGATTAAGGAATGGTATGAAGATGCATTGAATACATTAAACATATCAACAAATTATTTTGACAAGCAATATTATCCAGCAGATTTTACTGCTTGCAATAACTACGGTGGCTGTCGATTCAAGGAGGTGTGCAGCTCACCGCCGTCCCGGAGAAACTTATTCCTGGACAATGACTTTGAAAAAGAACCACACCCCGACATAAAGGAGGCTTATGAAAAAGCAAACGCATAACATGCGGCAAGGTAAGCGAACCCAGGAACCACCGTCATGGTACTACGATTCGCGGGTTCTAACTAGAATAATTTTTGTTCTGGTATTGCTTAATTTAATATCACAATGTGGAGGACAATGATATGACAATAACAAATATATTATTAATAGCAATCTTACTATCTAATATAGGAGTAGGATTTTTAATCTATGCTTTGGGCAAATCAATTTTAGAAAAGGGTTGACACGGGTTCAAAAAAATGTTACAATATAAACTTTACAGGAGAGATGAATGGCAAATATAAAAAATCATAAGTCATCTGACTATACAAAGTTATTACTCGTGGGAGATTCGGGGTCTGGTAAGACTTCAGCTCTGGCGGCATTAGCAAATGCAGGTTATAACTTACGCATATTAGATTATGATGACGGCTTATCTATTCTTCCTGAATTTCTAAATAAGGACGCAGTTAAACGCGTGTCTTATGTTACATTAAAGGATGCTCTCGGACAAGCAAGTGCTTTTCGTAAGGGTGTTCAATTAATTACGCAATGGAAAGATGGAGATGAAGATTACGGTCCCGTTAAATCGTGGACTAATAAAGATGTTCTTGTTATAGACAGCTTGACATTGATGGGCGAATCAGCTTTGCGTGGTGCTCTGGTTTTTAATAATAAAAAACCAACAGACCAACCTACTCAACCAGAGTGGGGAACAGCGGCTCGTGATGTCCAACATATCATACAGTATATAACGGGCTCAGAGGTTCCTTGTAATGTAGTAGTTACTACTCATATGCAGTACATGGAGGGAGACTTAGGTGTTTCCAAAGCATACCCAACAAGTGTTGGTTCTAAATTATCTACTAAGATAGGACGATACTTTAATTGTGTATGCCGAATAGACACTAGAGCTTCAAGTAAAGGAGTGGAACGCACACTCCGAACGGTATCAGATCATAAGATGGATTTGAAAGTAACAGCACCTAAATTATTAGAGGCTAATTACGAATTAAATTTAGCAAAATTATTTGATGCTATTCAAAAGAACGCGAAAGATAAATTAACAAATAATACAGGAGGTAAAACCAATGTCTGATGTTAATGACTTTTTAAGTATGACTCCAGGAGATGTGCCTGAGTCAGTTACCTTGCCTGAAGGCAGTTATGATTTCACTATTACATCTTATCGTTCCGATAGGGTGGGTGAAAACCAAACTCCTTTGGTTAGGATTAACTGCAAGGCAGTTGGAATCATACAATCTGATCTTACTGATTCAGATTTATCCAATGCTGAACCAACTCGAATAGAGTTTTGGGCAACACCAAAAGCAATGCAACAAAATAATCCTGCATTGTCACTGAAAGCTTTCCTTGTGAAGGCACTTGACATGGGCGATAAAGCATCGTTCGGCGAATTGCTTGAGCAAGCAATCGGTCAAACATTTAGTGGTGTTGTGAAACACGAGATGGTCGGCAGAAATAAAGACATACTTGTCGCGTCAATAAAACGCGTTCTTAAGAAGTAACGTCTTTATGAGTGAGTATGCAGTCAATAAAAGAATAGAGTCTTGCAAACCTAAATCAGTCAAGGATTGCAAGATTGCTTTTATATTCGAGTACCCTACTAACAGTGAAACAATCGCTAGTAAAATCCTGCAAGGGGGCACGGGAAAATTATTCAGAGAGCTTTGTGACATTGCCAAGATAGACCTCGATGACTGCTTACTCACTCACACCATACAACTAAAGCCCCACCAAAATGACACTCAATATTTTTTTCACAAGAGAAAAGAATATAAAGCCTTAGGTAAAGAGAATGAGTGGCGATCAAGTTTACCACCAAAGAAAGAGGGATACCTTAAGAAAAAATTTGAAGATGAAATAGTACGTTTGCACAAAGAGATCGAGGACGTTCAACCCAGGGTGATCATTCCTATGGGCTCCTTGTCCTTGTGGGCATTGACAGGACTAGATAAGATTGGTACATATAGAGGCGCAACCTTCACAACCTCATTGCGTCATTCTGACCTACACAACTATAAGATTGTACCAACCTATAGTCCTGTCTCTGTTCTTAAAAATTTTAAATACAGACCGCACTTCGTAGCTGATTTACAAAAAGCAAAAAGAGAATCCCTTTCCTCACAATTACAACACACAGACAGAGATATATGGATTGAACCTACTCTATCTGACCTAGATGAATTTTATAAAAAATTTATCAGTGAAGCAAATCACGACAACCCTCTCGCATTTGATATTGAAACCGATCCAACCGAAGGCTTTATAAAGTGTATAGGCTTTGCGCCCAACCCTACTATTGCAATGGTTGTTCCTTTTCGTGACGAGAATAAAGAATTAAATAATTACTGGTCTGCTACTGATGAAGTTGCAGCTTGGCACTGGGTGAAAAAAATCCTGGAAAACGAAAAGATTGTTAAGGTGGCACAGAATCAATTATATGATGTGTCATGGTTAGCATACAAACAAGGGATACATGTCAAGGGTATCATACATGATACCATGCATGCCCAGCATTCATTACAACCAGAACAAGAAAAAGGTTTGGCTTTTCTCGGCTCTATATACACAAACGAGAGTGCTTGGAAAACCTTAGCCAAGTTTTCAAAGAGTACTAAAGCAGATGCATAAATATAATGAAACGATCACAATTGTTTTCGGTCAAACCGTTGCCCGAAAATGTAAAAGACGTAGAGGATTTAATCTCTCTATGGAGAGCAATTTTAGATCAAGCCGTCCAAGACTTCGCCTACAAAGGTAAGTCCAAAGATGGTTTGCAAAACAAACTAGACGTAGAACTATGGTTAAAGTATAAGAAAGAGGAATTTGAATTGGTGTGTTCACTAGCGGAAGTAGATCCCGAACGGGCACGAAAAGAATTTATTAGATACAAAGAGGGAGAGTATGATAGAAACAAAAAAAACCTTAGACTTTCTAAGAGACGCAGTGACATTAGTAGAAGGGGATAGGGAATTAGAATATGGAAACAAAGTTATTAATCACGGCAACATTGCTAAGTTGTGGTCAGCCTATCTTG